AAAAAATTAATAAAAAAATAAAATTAAATATTACTAAAAAAATATATAATTTATATAAAAAAAAAAATAGTAATTTAAAATATGAAAATGTATTATCTTTATCTAAAAAATTATTTAAAATTAAATATAAATTAATAAGTGATGATGTAGACTCTAAATGTATCCGAGATTGTGATTTTATGTTTGATAAAATTAAAATACCAAATGAATATAAAAAATTACAAGAACAATTTAATAAACTAAAAGATTTACCACAACCTGAACAAAGAACAAAAGAATGGTTTGATTATAGACATAATAGAATAACAGCATCTGATACTGCAGCGGCAATAGATTTAAATCCTTATGAACCAGTAGAAAGTTTTATATTAAAAAAATGTGATCCAAATCATAAATTTTTAGATAATGAAAATGTTTATCATGGTAAAAAATATGAACCAATAGCTACTTCAATATATGAATATATTTATAATAATAAAGTTATAGAATTTGGTGCATTACCATCTGAAACATATAATATTTTAGGTGCATCACCAGATGGAATTTGTTCAAGTTCAACATTGGATTATAAATTTTCACCATTATTAGGTAGAATGTTAGAAATAAAATGTGTTGTTCAAAGGAAAATTTATTCATCTGGAGAAATAGCTGGTCATATTTGTCCTTTTTATTATTATTGTCAAGTTCAACAACAATTAGAATGTTGTGATTTAGATAAATGTGATTTTTGGCAATGTAAAATTACAGAATATAAATCAAGAATAGATTATTTAGTAGATGATTGTAATAATACATATCATTCAATTGGAGTGAATAATGAACAAATACAAATTGATAATAGAATTAAAAAAGGTATTATATTAAAATTTTTGCCAAAAACATGGATACCTGAATTTGATGATGATTCAATAGAATGGAAAAGTAAATTTATATATCCATCTAATTTATTAATGGTAGAATCTGAATATGATGCTTGGATATCAAATATATTATCAAATTGGCAATTAAATTATCCAGATATTGCAGATACACATTATTTTGAAAAAATAATTTATTGGAAATTAGAAAAATCACATAATGTTACAATTGATAGAGATAGAAAGTTTTTTCAAAATATATTACCTATATTAAATGAAACATGGGGAAAAGTATTATATTATAGAAATAATTTAGATAAATTAGATGAATTACGTAATATTATAAAAAAAAGAACAAAATATAATAAATTTAATACACAAATAAATATTAATAATAATTTAGTAAAAAAAAAAATATTATTTTTAAATAATATAAAAGAATTAAAAATAACAAGCTTTAATGAAGATGAATTTTTAGATTAATTTAATAATAATTCATATAAAATAAATTTATTTTAAAAATAATTATTTCTGTATAAGATTATATATGCCAAGAACAAAAACATCTGAAATACGTAATAATGTTTATAAAGGTTTTAGAAAATTATCTAAAATAAATAGTATAAAAACACAAAATACTCAAATATCAACTACTGAAGAATTTTTAGATATATTAAATTCAGAAAATAATAACCATAATGGTGATTATACAACAGCACCAATAGCACCAATAGCAACAACAGAATTAAATTATGAAAATAAATCTAAACAAGATATTGATCCATTTTTTGTTACTGATGTAGCACAAACTGATATAAATGGTAAAATTATTAATACTAATAGAATTGGTTCATTATTAGGAGGTATTGCACAAATTGATTCTGGATTAGGATATATACCACCTATGGATTTAAATGATACTATTAATAATTCTTCTAATAATATGCCATTAGGTGTTGAAGAACTAACATCTAGAATTACAATTTCACCTTCAATGCCTCAATATAATATGATGCCACAAATGAATAATATGATGCCACAAATGAATAACATGATGCCACAAATGAATAATATGATGCCACAAATGAATAATATGATGCCACAAATGAATAACATGATGCCACAAATGAATAACATGATGCCACAACAAATGAATAATATGATGCGAGGAAAAATGAATACTTCATTTATTAAAAATATTGCTGCAATAAATAATATATCAAGAATTGCTTAATTTTATTCAAATATTTTAAATTCAGGTATACTAATGATTTTATCTATTAAATAAGTATTATTATCAATTTTAACAGGATTACTTAATTCATCAATTGTTATTTTACCGACAGGATAATTTAATTCAAAATCATAAATAACATTTGTTTTATCATAATACCAATAATATTTTGATTGTGAATATAAATTATCACTTGTTTTAAATGTTGCTAATATTTTTCTAACTTTTATTTTTATAATCATTGATTCTTTTGAATTTGTACCATTATTAATTTTTTGGTCATATTCTAATTTATTATTATATGCTGCACCAATATTTTCTTCTAATAAAGATTCTTCATTAAATTGGAAACATCTATATTTAGAACCCATCATATTATGAGATTTAAATAATTCACAATCAATTGCTGTTTCTTTAATAGCCTCAATAAAACTCAATAATAAATTATTTTTTCTTCTGGATATATTTTCCATTTTTTCATCTATTGTTTCTTTTCCATTTTTTCTTATTATTTTATATCTAAATACATCAACTCTTCTATCTTCCATTAATAAATCTGCATGATGACATTGACGAACTGCACGTCCAATAACTTGTTCTATTTTTGCTTCATTCCAAAATGGTTCAGTAATATGAACTTGTCTAACATTATATAAATTAATACCTTCTGCACCTGCAGGTGAAATCATTATTACTTTAACTAATTTACCATAAATATTATCTGGTCTACTATTAAAAACTTTTTTATTTATTTCTCTTTGTTCTCTTTTTATTGCACCATGATATTCAACATATCTAAAATAATCATGTTGACTTTCAGATGGATTATCTGAATAATTAACAAAACCAAAAAAATTCATATATATTTTTAATATTTGTAATCCTTCCATTTCTACATAATTAGAATATACTAACACAGGACCTTTTGATTTTAAAATATTAAAAATTATCATTATCATTTTTGGAGAACTTCCATATAATGCTTCATATAATTTTGATTTTTTTGTTTCTTCATTATGAAAATTTGTAAAATTACCATCATATTTTGTTTTATATATTTTAATATCATCTTGTAATGTATATTTATCATCTTTATCTTTTCTATGGATATCTTTTAAATAATTAATAAGACTATTAATAAATAATTTACAAGCATTAACATATGCTGCTACTTCCTTATTTGTTTTTATTAATAATCTTTTTTTCTCTTCATCTTTACTTTCATCAATTATTTGCGCATCACTATCTTTTATTTTAAATTTACTTGGTCTAGGTCGTAATTCACCATTTACTTTATCATTTATATTAGGAAATATAAAATTTGCTGCTTGACGAGTATATGAACTATAAGTACTAATATCATTATTAACTTTTCCTCTAGACATTCTTAATCTTATTTTTTCTTTTTCTTCTTCAATAGCTTCAAAATGATTATATACTTCTTCAAAATATTCATCCATATATATATTTTTATAATGAGTTACTTTTTTTGCGTATTTGTCTGGTGTTGCACCTAAATAATATGATGTTAAACCTAATATACGACGTTGAAACATATTTTTTGTTTCTTCATTTAGTGATGAATAATTTGAAGATGATATATATATTTGACTAAATATTGCTTCACTTGTTGGAAATGTTTCAGGTCTTAATAAATTATAAATTAAAGCAAATTCATAAGGTGTATTTACTGCTGGAGTAGCTGATAATAATAAAATACGGTTATTCCTATTTTCTTTTTTTTCTTGTTGAATATAATCATAAATAATTTGTGCACGCTTACCTTTTTTGGTAGAAATATTATTATAAACATTAGTTATAAATTTTTGTACTTCATCAATAATAAATAAAAATGGTTTTGAACTGTCTGCTTTTTTTATTTTTTCAAGAAAATCACGATCTGCAAATGGACTATCAAAATGAACAAATATAATATTTTTAAATCTTTGTTCATAATTTTCTTTTTTTAGCCAATTACCAATATCTTTTAACCATGGATCATCTCTAAGAGCTGCAGGTATTAAAATAAATATATTCCATTTTGGTGTGTAATTATATAAAACATTATAAACATTTATTGCTGTTACAGTTTTACCAGAACCTAAACCATGATATAATAATAAATCCCTAAATGGAGATCTATAATCTAAATATGATGCTATGAATTTTTGATATGTTGTTAATTCATTTTGTAATTTTTCATTACATGGATCTTCACCCTCTTTTCTTACTATTTCAGGTAATATATATTTTTTAAAATTATGCATTACCCAATTTGGAAAAATCCGCCCATTTTCATCTAATATAATATTTTTATTATTATTCATTATTAAATCATTGTAGAAAATAAAATATTTATTTTATAATAAATATTTTATTTATTCATGATAATCATTTATTCATGATAATCATTTATTCATGATAATCATTTATTCATGATAATCATTTATTCATGATAATCATTTATTAACAAT